TTGTCCCTACGACCCCGCCCTGCCTCTGCACATCAGCTGGGACGATAACGTCGTGCCTTACCTACCTTGCGGCATCTTCCAGCTTCAAGGCAAGGAGCTGCGAATGGTAGCCGAGATAACAGGAATCAACCCATACAACACTATAAAATCCGTCTGCAATGAGATTAAAAGATTATATCCAAATCATAATACTGGAATGTTTGTCTATGGTGATGCCACCGCGGAGAAACAAGACACGAAGATAGAGAAGGGCATGAGCTTCTACCGCATCGTTGCGCAGGAGCTGGCGCAATACCACCCTAAGATGCGCGTAACACCAAGCAACCCGTCGGTTATCCAAAGAGGTAACTTTATCAACTCGTGCCTTGAACATAACTACAAAGGCATAAGATTCACCGTTGACACATCCTGCAAGGAGACCATTAAGGACTTTGTGCTGCTCAAAGAGGCCAGCGATGGAACCAAGCTCAAAGAGATGGCCACCGACCCCGTCACCAAGGCCCGCTTCCAGAAGGTAGGTCACTTCACCGACCTGACCGACTACATCTTTTGCTCCGCGTTTGCCGTCGAGTTCGATGCTTACCAACGTGGCCCCGGTGATTCAACCATGATGGCCTCACACAGCCCATTAAAACGAAATTCATATTAAACGATTACTTTTGCAGCATGGGATACCTATACCAACGAGACTACCTGCGGCAGATACAACTGCCTCAGCTAAACCAGCTCATCGGCTCCGACCAGTCCATCCTCAGCACCATCGAAGCGACGGCCACCGAGGAGGCCAACAGCTACCTGTTGCAGAAGTACGACACGGCTTATGAGTTCACCGATATGCAGCCTTGGTCATATACTGCAGTATATAAAGCGCAGAGGCGGTTCTACCTCTTTGCGGCTACCTATGTGCCAGCCAACAACTATGTAACCAATGACATAGTGGAGGTCAACAGCAAGGTGTACATCCTCACCGCGAACAAGACCGGGCCTTGGAACACCAACAACACCACGTTGTTAGGCACGCAGTACGACATCTTTTTTGCCAAGCCTCCACAACCCGTATGGGATGCTGAAACGGTGTACGTTATAGGTAACCAAGTATGGTGGCACGACAAGGTGTACACCTGCCTCAACCCGTACACGGGCATAGCACCCGACGACCCACAAGCAAAACCTTATTGGGGCAACGGCACGGCCTACCAGACGACTGCCAACACCCTACCCACCAACACGACCGTGTTCACCCAAGGCGACAACCGAAGCCAGCAGCTTGTTCTGTACGTGGTGAACATCGTGCTGTATTATGCCTCCAAGCGAATAGCACCTCAGAACATACCGGCCAACATCCTTCTGGCTTATGATAACACCGTAAACTGGCTCATCGCGGCCAGCGGAGACAACCGAGGCATAAGCGCAAACATCCCAAGGTTGCAGCCTAAGCAAGGATACCGCACCCGCATGGGGTCAATACCCCGCAACGTAAACAACTATTAAGATGGGCCTAATAAACGACATCAAGAATTATTGGTTCCCTGTTGTGGAGCCGTCCAAAGCGGAGCAGCGCAACAATGAAGGACAAGCGAAAGACCTGCGCTACAAGGCTATTGCACCCATCACATTCAGCCGGGCCAAGCAGGATATTCAGAAGTGGCGGGAAGCCATCACCGAGGCAGAGGCAGGCATCGTGCAGATACGCCAGCGCGTACGGATGCAACAGACCTACCTCGACACCATCCTCAACGGCCATGTGTATGCTGTTATGAATTACCGCAAGGCGTTAACCTTGCAGAAGGGGTTCGACCTGTGCAACAGCGATGGAAGCGTCAACGAAGAGCTGACCAAGCTGATAAAAAAGGATTGGTTCTTCCGCGTTATCGAAGGTCGCCTCGATGCGGAGTTCTTCGGGTACACCCTGCTCAACTTCAGCGATATTATCAACTCGGAGTTGTATTCCCGCGACTTCTGGGGCAACCTTTCGCCTATCAAGACCATTCCACGCCCTTGGGTGTCGCCTGACCGATTAAAGGTGGCGAATATCCCATATAACCTTAACGGTGTACCGTTTCGGAACCAAGAATACGTGGACAGCAACGGCAACAAGCCATACGATTGGACGTTCTACTTCGACACGCCCAGCGAGAACGGCATCACCGAGTGCGGTTATGGGCTACTCTACAAGGTGGCGCATTATGAGATACTCCTGCGCAACCTCCTTGGGCAGTTTGCCACGTTCGTTGAGCTGTACGGCTCTCCGATGCGTGTCGGCTCCACGATGAAGACAGGCGACGAGAGAGACCAGTTCTTTGACGACCTCTACAACGCGGGTTCTTCTGCCACCATCGTGAAGGACGTGAATGACATGATTGAGTTTGTGGAGAGCCGCAACACCTCATCCCCGCAAGAGGTCTATACATCCCTCATCGCCTACTTGGAGAAAAACATCACTAAGATGATATTGGGCCACGAGGATGCCATGAGCAGCATCCCCGGCAAGCTCGGAGCGAGCAACGAGGTGCAGATGGCCCTCAGCACCATTGAGAGCAAGGACTGCATGGCGGTTGAGCATAGCATAAACTTGGAGGTGTTGCCCAAGCTACGTCTGCAAGGCTTCCCCATCCCCGAGGACATGGTGTTTAAGTTCCGCAACGTGAAGGAGAAAGAAGAGTTCAGGCGCAAGGAGGACGAGAGCAACAAGGCTACTGCTGACATCTTCAAAGTGATAAAAGACGCGGGAGGAGACCCCGACTGGAGCTACTTCACCGAGCGCACGGGCATCCCCGTAGAGGCCACCGAGAGCGAAGCCCAGACCGTCGCCACGAACGCAGAAAAAATACAAAACCTATATGCACACCTTTAATCAATCCACCTTAAAGAAATACATGAACAGCCTCCGGTGGGAGGCGACGGGCAACCTATGTATGGATGCCTGCATGACTGCCATCTATTATGAGCGTGTCCGTCGAGGATTGCCGCTTAAAGCCATAAGGGTTAACAGTTATTATTGGGGAGAAGCTATGAAGTGGCTTGAGAAGAAGCGCAATGAGAAGCTGATGACCGAGGATGATTTTCAGAACATCGTGCTGGCCCAGCAGTTCACATTGGATGGCATTGAGATAGGCCCATCGGGGTTGCTGACCGCCTCCACGCCTATGGTGTTTGAGTACTACACCGCGAACAAGGAGCTTAATTGATGGATGCACCCTTTGAATACGATTGGGATGCGTTGATGGATGCGATAGCCTCTGGCATCGTAACGGTGGACGACCTGCCGCCTGAGCTGTATGCGAAGACCGCAGACTACCTTGCCAAAGGGGTGAAGGAGGGGTTTGTGAGCGAAACGGCATACATCCCAGATGAGGAGTTATTGATAAAGCTCCAGACCAGCGTGTATCGGTTCAGCGCGGCCAAGACGTATCAGAGTGTGAGCCAGATGCAACAGCTTGCCCGTGCCTTGGTGAAGGATGGGCGGGTGGCAACGTATTCCGAGTACAAACAAGAGGCTCAGAAGGTATTAAACCAGTTTTATGATAACTACCTCCGCACCGAGTACAACACCTCGGTAGGACAATCGCAGAACGCGGTTAAGTGGGCGGAGTTTGAGAACGACGAGAAGAACTTCGACTACCTTGTGTATGATGCTATCCTCGATGAGAACACCTCGGACATCTGCCGACCGCTCGATGGAATTACATTACCCGTTAATGATAAGTTCTGGGACACGCACGGACCGCTTAACCACTTCAACTGCCGATGCTTCTTGCGCAAGCAGGTAGGAGGCAAGCCCACGCCCAAGAAAGACGTGCAGAACGCGTATAAAGAGACCACGCCTAAGATGGATGATTCGTTCATGAACAACCCCGGCAAGACGGGGGAGGTGTTCACCAAGCAGCACCCGTATTACAATGTCCCGAAAAAGGACAGAAAAAAAATAAAGACTAACTTTGGCCTACCCAAAGACCCTAATAAGACAAAAGAATGAAACCCTCACTTTTACCACCTCTTTGTATTGATGCCATCGTTAAGCGGATGGCGTTTGAGCTTAAAGCGGAGCGGCTCTACCGCAACCTTGCCATCAAGTGCAACAATGCGGGCTTGTTTGGCGCGGAGGCGTACTTCAAGCATGAGGCCAAGGACGAGGCAGAGCACTTCGGTAACCTATGTGAGTTCTTGAACGACATGGGCGCGACTTATGAGGTTCCCGACACCCCTGCGGTGGATGTGTCGAGCGTGGATTGGTTGGCTGATATGCTTACTCTTGCCTATGAAGCCGAGCTGGAGCTGTTAGGCTTTTACGAATCGCTATACAAAGAATGTAATATCGACAGCATGGTTATCATGCAGTTGACGTTGACCTTCGTAGAGAAGCAGCGCAAAGCGGTGGCGGGATACGCTGACCTTATTGCACGGTTGAACCAAGGAGGAGGCGACATCTACGCCTTCGACCAATACATGGGTAGCCTTGCCTAAGAGCCGCTTCGACCTCGACAAGGTGGTGCGTCGTTTGCACGAGCGCAAGGCCAAGCTCATGACCGAGCTGGAGGCGGTGTCCACTACCCACTTCGTCAACTCATGGCGGGTGCAGGGATGGGTGGACAATGGCCTACACCCTTGGCCAGAGGTGCAGCGCAGGAAGCCCGGAACAGCGGCATATAACTCCGCAAGGAAGTCCGCCCGTACCCGTGCTATCCTTGTGCAGTCTGGTGCGTTGCGTCGTGGGTTCTACACCCGAATAAAGCGGCTGGATATTATTCAGATTGCTAATAGCCTACCTTACGCAAAGGTTCACAACGAAGGGTTTGAAGGCACGGTGAGCGTGAAAGGACACGACCGATGGATGAAGAGCGAAGGGGACTATGCGGGGACGGGAGTGTACAACGTGAAGACCCGCAAAGAGAAGCGGGTGCAGTTGCAATACAAGCAAAGCATAAAGGGCCACAGCAGAAGGATGAACATCCCACAGCGTCAATTCATGGGACATAGCGTAGAGCTTCAGAAGAAGCAGGAGCAAGTAATTGACAACACCATAAAGTATTGCTTCCGATGAACGACTTCATAAACGACATCTTATCATGGCTTCGGGCCGTTCCCGGTGTGGAATACGCGGCTGTCTATAACCAGCAGTATGAGCGCATCAACCAAGGCGACGAGGCGGGAGAAGCGGGCTATCTGTTTGCCATGCCTGCCGTGTTCGTGGACTTTGACTTTAGCGAGGTTAAGCAGATGGGACAGGGTTATCAGCTATATGAGCCTGTGCGCGTTACGCTCCACATCGTATGCCAACAGCTTGATTCAGGCGACGGCTACCTTGACCAGAACAACATCATTCTGCCGTTGAAAAACAGCATCTTTTTGGCTGTGCAGAAGAAGTACCCAACGAAAGGAGGCATGATGGTGCGCACCTCGGAGACGGCAGACTACGGGCATAATAACCTCTATGTGTGGAAGCAGATATACACCACTACCTTGGTAGACCACATTGGCAGAGACCCAATAAATGGCGTAACTTTACAGCCGCCAATATCATTCAACATAAGTAAT